CTCTCCTTCACCGCCACATTCTGAAAACGCAAACCCCTGATTTTCCTAGAGAAAGTCGGGGGTTTGTGGTTTTTGGCGCCCAAAAAAAGGCTCCATGGGACCACCATGGGACTGGTGCGCTATGTTGGTGCGAAAAGCGGACAGTCGTAGAAAGGGTTACAAAGGGTAGTGATCAGCCGGATTCAAGGAGGTAGCGGAGTGGATTACATAAGGCGCTTCATTGAAAAGCATAGGTACGGACGGTGGAAAGAGATACTGATTGGCTATGCCATTTTGTGTCTGCTGTCAGGGGGCGCCTCCGCGTGGGGGAGTCGCCACTTTCTTTCGTCCTTTGCGCTCTGGACTCTTACACATGCTCTCTACCTGCCCGTCGTGTTTCTTTGCCTAGGGCTTTCTATCTGGATAGGGATGTACGCTGGCAGAATGTCCAGGCTGACGGTAGTTGGTTGGGTTGTGGGCATAGCTGTATTCGCGATTGTGGGTTGGACGATCCCAGATCTAATTGGCAAGGTCCCGGGTATTGGCTGGCGCTTCATGGCTGTGCTTAATTCCCAGCATTCCGACTACTAGCAAATCCAGGAAGAACTACACTCTGCCGTCATCACAAGGAGTAGTACCTATGCAGTTGCATGAAGTGGAAGAAGTGAAGTCGGTGTCAACAACCAGTGCAGCCAATCAGGCATTGTCCGAAGGCTGGACCCTGATTGCAGTTGTGTCTGAAAGTGGCGGAGGGGCGCGCTATGTGTTTGGCAAGTCCGAGCAAGCGACGAAGGCCCCGATGAAGATTTCGGCCGCCGCTCTGGCCAAGGCCAACGAAGGGCTGTAAGTGCGTTACGAATAACGCCGCTTATGTTCAAAAGGCCTCCACACCTTCGCCCGGTGTGGGGGCCTTTTTGCGCGCTGGCGGAAACCAGGACTCATTGGCGTGGTTTGCCAGAGCCATCTATATTGGTGGGACGAACGCAGCGCCATTGACCCGCTCAGAAGGTGGCGCTGACTACGTTAATCAGGTGTACCTGATCAGTCGGCTTACAGGGTAATAACTATGGAGGCGCAGCCCAGCGCCGCGTGAGGAGGATGGATGACCGCTTATCGAGATGTAGTGTCAGCCACTGATGAGAGGGTGACTGCCGATTTTGCTCTGGGACTCTGGAATGACCGCTGGCGGATGTGCGACGAAGAAGTCCGTTGCAGCTACTGCCTGGCCTCACAACTCCCGAGCAATGCGGATGCTCCGCTGATTCATTGTGAAGGCTGTGAACTTATGCATGAACATTTCCCATTGGGTGATTTGAGCACGATCCTACGGGGCCTTAGCGGGCCAGTCAGCGGGAGCGCCGTGTTTTCGGCGAACGGGGTCAGTCTTCCTGTTCTCATTCGCACAAGGTTGGTCGACCATCTGGCAGGTCTGATTTGTTGTGAGGATATACACGCCCTGGGGTTGCTCCAAGAACGTGCAGAAGGTTTTTTGGAAGGCGTTGAGGCGGCACGAGTCATGACTTCCGACACCCTCAAAGCGCTCTCTATCGCGATAGAGGTAGCGGCCGCGAAGCGCCGCCAGTATTTGAAATTATGATCGGCGATGCCATCCATTCGGACACCCTGATCGCCTTGGTTAGCCAGTACGGGGTCCGGGAGGCGGTGGTGGGCAGGATGGTCCACGATAAGAGCAAATAGACCCTTTCCATCCGCCTGGGCGTGCCCACTGCGCGTTTGATTCCGGTGCGCTCCCGGCGTGAGCCGTGGCGCACCTGTGCGAGTTTGACGGCTGCTGGCCGCTTCGCCGAGTCTGTTGCCTTACTGGGTTCAGTGGTGAACTGTGACCGGCGAAAGCTTCAGGGCCAACTGCAGCATACCCACCACGTCCGGCCCATCCTCGTTGATCCACGTCCCATAGTGCTGGCGAATCATGTTCCCGTTGGTATGCCCCATTTGTTCAGCGATCCAATCGATTGAGGCAATGCCTGTGGTCAGCAACTGACTGGCGTACGTGTGCCGGCACTGGCCAGGTCCACGATAACGAACCCCCGCCGCAAGTAAGTGAGCCTTGAAAAAACGGTCGCGCACAACAAAGTCGTTGGCGTGGGGCAGACCGCTTTTGGTGTTCAAGAACACAAAATGCAGCGTGTGCCGGCGTACTGTCTTGTTGTCCCGCTCAACAATCTCCACGGTTTCCGCATTCCGCTTTCGAGTCAGTGCATCGATCTTGCGCAACGCGTCCCAAGCGGGAGCGAGCAGACGAACCTTGCGCATAGAGCGGCGGGTTTTGGTGACGCGATAGGCGCCGCGCACCTTCGATCGGCGAAAGGTGACGGTGCCTTGTTCCAGGTCGACGTCTTCCCACGCCAAAGCGATGGTTTCAGAAACCCGAGGGCCGGCCCATAACATGAACTGCACCATCAGCAGCTCATAGGTGCGCGTGGTCGGCGTTTCCAGGATCTGTTTAATTTCTGCCCGGGTGAATGGGTCGGGCGCCTCGGGGTCAGGCAGGCGCACCATCAAACCTTCGGTGGGATCGTGAGCAACTTTCATCCGGGTACGGTAGAGCCTGAACACCTGGCGCACGTTGCTGATGATGTCGCGGATGGTTTTGTTTTTCAGGGTTTTGGAAAGCGTGCCCTGTATCCACTCCTGCAGGTCCAGGTGATCGATCGCGTTGATCTGCACCTTCCCCCAGCGCGGCCGTACATGCACCTCGGCCTTGTTGGCGTAACCTCGATAACTCGATGCTGCCACGCTGTTGGCTTTAATCCGCAACCACAGATCCAGGTAGTGACCAAAGGTGTTTTCCACCAGCCTGGCGGAGTTGGGGAAGTGGCGTGCGTAATCAAAGCAACCGGACTCAATCTCGTATTCAATGATGGCGAGCAAGCGTTTTGCCTGGGCCACAGTCGCCGGCTTGTTTCCTCCTGGTATCGATTCGCGGCATTTTTCGCCGTTGTATTGAAAATAGATTCTCACGGAATTACCGCGAGCTTCGACCCCACTCATGTAAACCCCTAACGCTGTACTCGTATAACGACAGTCTGACGATCGGAAACAAAAAGGCCCGTTTCCGGGCCAAGTATCTGGTAGTGCATCTTCTGGTGGACGCTGCTTACCGTTTAGGCTTGTGGCTACGTAGATGGGCGTTCTGCAGCTGGCGCCGCCGGCTGCATTTCAAGTGATTGCCCTGGATGCGCCAATTGCCGCATTGGTCGCAAACGCTGGTGTAGTCAATGTTCCAGGGAAAGCGCCGTGCTGGTGCTGCCGGACTGTCAGACATTGCGTGATACGCCCCGGGTTGCCGGCTTGGCGAGGAGTTGGGCGACGACGGCGGCATCCGTTTCGCTGAGTTCGCCCAGGGTGCTAGCCATCTCGCTGAGGCTTTCAAGGCGGGTTCGTGATTCCGGGGTTTTGTGTACCAGGTAACCAATGACGGCCGCGCCGATAATCGCGGTGGCCACCAGGTGGCGTGCCGGTATGGTAGCCTTCTCGCTGCTGCTGCTTAGGTTCTGTGCTTGCATGGTTATAGCCCTCTGTTGCGGTTAGGTGTCGGGGAGCTGCAACTCCTCGACACTGCTTTTTTAAGGTCAGTCCTTACGGGCCAGGTGGATCACCAGGCCGTCAAAATCCGGCTGATGCTCAACGCATGATTGCCATTCCAACACTTTCAAAATCTGTTGCCTGCTGCAGTCCTCCACCAGGATTTCGCGCTGGCCACCGGCCGCCCGGACTTCCAGAATCTCCAACAAACCATCTTCCCCATAAGCACCGGCCTGGATGATCGGCGCGCTCTCGCCGGTGAAGTCGAGACGGTCTTGCACGGACTGCAGCTTGCTTGTTTTGCCGTCGCCGGAATTGCCCATAAACACTTGGATCTGCATCGGTCTTGCTCTCCTTTACGCCTTGAATGTCCAGCACTTCACTGTGGTCGGCCGGGGTTGTGAACACGGGTTGCGGCCGTTGAACGCAGCACGTACAGCGCTGTGTACGGCTTTGTTGCTGTCCAGAAACTTGCGGGAACGGGACTCTTTGAGCAGGTCGCGCAACGTGGCCACGTCGGCCAGCTTCTGTTTGTGTTCAGCGGCACGCTCACAGAATTCGTTGAGGTTGATAGCGATAACGGTGGGGTCGCTGCTGTGGTCCACCACCGGGTCTTCGCTCAAGGATTCGAGGTAGTCGTAAACCTCCCAAAACTCGGCCACGGCCGCATGGTCGGAGCTGATCGACGCCTGGCGCTCGATGGCCATCCTCACGATCTGGCGTTGGGTGGCGGCGACCTGGGGATCACTCAATTTCAGGACCAGGCGAATACCGTCCAACAGCGAGAGCATTTGTGCGTGGTTTTTGCTGATGCGCTCCACGCGGATGTAGCCCCGCAGGTCATAGCCGCAGCTGGTGCAATTGCCCTGGTCACTGGCATAGGCCGTGCTGCAGGCGAAGCAATGGGTGTGCAAACGACGCAGCTTCGATTCGTGTTCGGGCATTCGCTGGGCGAATAGCTCAAGCACCGCGGACTCCTTGCCCACGGCCCGCAACAAGAAGTGGCTGAGGGTGCCACCGTCCAGGGCGTTGAGTTGATCCGCTGCAGCACGGCTCTCAGGTGTGACGGTCGGGCGCACGAAGTGCAGCTTCACAATGCGCGTCATGATCGCTTCGTGTGCAACCACTGCCGCGTTCTGGCTGATAGCAATCGTTCCCCGGAATGGTGGCTCGTATGTCTCGTTGCCGGCGGTCTTGACGCCTTTCGTAGCCAGGGTGCCGCCGCCATAGAAGTCTTTCAGCTCGTCCCATTCGAAGGTTTTAGCGTGCGCCCGATCATCGCCGTGGCGATCCGCCTCTAGGAACACTACCGGCATGCCGGAGACCTGGCCCATCAGGCGAGAGCGCCCAGCCTTGGTAGATTTCATCGGGTCAAATCCTTCATAGCCTTCGCGACCGAGCAGTTTCCAGAGGAGGTTCAGCAGGGTTGTTTTGCCGGCGCCGGCTTCACCCGTGGCTTCCAGGAATGGGAAGGATTGGTAGCGGGCGCGAATTTGTTCGCAGTACAGCGAGCCAAAGAAGAACACCAACGCGACGAAGCCCTGGGCGCCGAAGCAGGTCCACAGCAATTGCACCCACTTCTCGTCAAAGCCCTTTGCTTCACGCTGCAGCTTGATCGGAACGCCTTTCTGCAGGGTTTTCAGGCGCAGCTTGCCGAACTCGAAATAGTCTTCACTGTTGACCTTGTAGGTGGTGCCGTCCTTGATCGCGATGTCGCCGTAGACGTAGCAGGCGTACTCCTTGCTGTAGCCCACGTAGTCGATGGTCGAAACGGTTTTGATGCCGAACAGCTGATCTTTCATGAGCTTGTCGAGCTGCTGGCCACTGCCGGTAAACATTGCACCCGCCGCCATACCGAGCAGCCGCTTTTTGAATTCACTTGCTGCCGACAGCTGGCCGCTGGTGAAGGTGTTTTTCACGCTTTCGGAGTCGTGGGGGAAGTCCACGCGCATGTAGTACCAGGACTCGTCCGTTACCTCGTTACGTTGGAAATAGAGGGCCTGGGGGTAGCAGTTGGCAATCTCCACGACGCTGCCGGACTGCTGCAGTGCTTTTTCGCGTTGCTGCGCCTGGTTCAGCAGTTGGTCGTCGTGGTTCTCGCTGTCCTCGATGTCGGACATGGCTCGGTTGAATTTCTCCATGTCCAATTTGAACCAGTACAGCCGGCTCCCGAAACCCAGGTGAAATTCCCCGCGCTTGTTCCAGTCGTACATGAGCAATGCCTTTTCCGCCGCGCTCTCGGCCAGCAGCAGGGCGCCCTGGTGGCGAGCTTGCTTGAGGTCGCTGGCGATCTGGTCGGCACGTTTGGTTTCGTCCTGGATGAAGTTCCAACGCTGGTGAAGATCGTTCCAGTCAGACTTTCGGCTGTCGCGTTGCGGGATCTGTGCGGACTCGCAGATGAAACCCAGGGCACGGGCTTCGCGCACCCAGCGCCGGGTGTAGGCGTTTGCGCTCGGTTCGTTGTCCAGAGCCCAAACCAGTTTGGGCAGCTTCCCGCCTTCCCGGGTTTTAACCAGCTCCCTGAGCGAGTCCCCAGGGAACGCGTTGGACGACATTGCAGACACGGCAGCGATGTCGTTGTGCACCAGGGCAATGGCGTCGAAGATCCCTTCAACGATCCAGATTTCCTTGGCCTCAAGCAGATCGACGCAGGGCGGGCACCACCAGACGCCGCGATAGCTGTCCTTGGACTTGAAGCGGGCCTTCATCTTGCCGAAGCGATGCGGTTGATCAATCAGGCGCTCCCACCAGCCACCTTTGTCCAGGGCGAAGCGCACGGTCGCGCTGCCGGCGTTGTGTTCGGCGGAATAGAAGGTTTCCTGGGTGAACCAGCCCTGGATCAGCTCAAACCGAAAGCCCCGGGCGAACTCCAGATAGGCGCGTGCGGTCGCGTTGGGGTGTTGATCTGTTGCCGGCGCTCGTTTGCTCCAGTCTTCGAATAAATCGTCGTACAGCTCTTTTACGTGCAGGGTGTGGCCGCACTTTTCAGGGCGACCACAGATGACCATCCATGGCGTGTCAAACCGGGAGTACAGCTCCTTTTTTTTGCACTTGGGGCATGTGCCGCCGCGCATGTAATCGGTGCCTGTGCGGTGCTTGAGCCCAAAGTCGGACTGGAGGCGTTGCAACACGTCGTGGCGAAGATCTTCTTTCATGGTTACTTCACTGCTTTCAGGCTGTGGGACAGGGCTGCCATAAGGCGTTTTTGCGCAGCCATTACCGGGACATGGGCGAGAATTGCGCCGTGGCGCAGACCGTCCGCCACAAGGCGGAACTGGTCGGCGTACCAGTGTTCGTTGAGGCTCAAGCGGTACTGTTCGCGCAAGTTGGCCAACAACGCTTCGGCCTCTGCGGGTGGCAGTTGGGTGGTGACAATTACGGCGGTTGCCATCGTGAAACCTCGTTTTTGGGCGCAGCTCACCCAAACCCACGGCAGGTAGGCTCAGGACATTGGTAAAGGGGTGTTAGGTAGCGGGGGTAATGCGAGTGGCGCGGCCGGCGGCTATCAGGTGTTCATAGATCAGGTGAACAGGCACTGACCAGGTGCAGCCGCGTACGGGATCGGTGATAACCACGGCATCTGATTTGCTGGCCTTGAGGTCGATCTGTTGTCGAACATTAATTTCAGCAAGATCACCCAAAGCCTCACATGTGAGCCGCAGGGCAAGCGCTTTATCAGCTTGGAAGCTATCCACTAGGTGGTTGATGGTCCGTTCAATGAATTGGCCCTGATCACCCAGGTGTTCGCCCTGGTGGCGTTCCAGGAATGTGAGGGCGGCAGCACGGATGGTGCTGCGATAGTCCATATCTGAGGCGGGGGCGGTCATTGGGCTTTCCCTGATTTGGCGCGATAGAGATCAATGGCGGCATGGACTTCGGCAGTGCGGGCGGCCATGTGCAAGAGGTGAGCGTTTAAAATCAGTTCGGCCTCATCGTCTTTGATCACTTCATCTTCAAGCGCCTGGGCAATGATTTGATCGACGGTGCCCTGTCTGGCGGATGTCCGCATCGCTCGTGCATACATCTCCACGTTATCGAGACTATCCGGGTGCGCCACGGGTACGAACATGCCGCCGTAGAGTGCCGCTACGTAGTTGGCCAAATGCTGGGTTCTTGTTACTTGCTCCAGCTGAAAGATCTGCAAGTCAGTCAATGGACGGCAGTTGTTGTTCTCGTAGGCGTGGTTATCAAACTTCTTGAGCGATAAGCCTAGTTGAATGGCGGCGCGATCCCGGCCACCGTCGTAGGTGCAAATAATCGCCCTTACAACTTCCCGACGCGTTTTTAGAACCTGACTTTTCATCTTCTGCTGTTCCCTCAGAGATCTGACCATTACTGTGCAATTTCGCCGTCTTTGATGCCTAGCAGTACGGCGGCGCGATGTGCCTCCCCACGGCGACCTTTTCGACGACCGTTCAAAAGGTCGCTGACCAAATTCTTGTTCAGATCATGGATGCGACTAAATTCGGCAATGCTCATACCTTTTCTATCAAGGGCTGCACGGGCTTGCTCGGGTGTAACTGGCGCGGGCATAGTGTTCACTCCTGTTGAAACGGGTTGTTTTGTGTTCATTGGAGGTGATTATGCACTTAAATTTGGTCTTGTACAGGGTCTTAGCTTGAAAAATTGTGCATCCGATTCAGGGAATGAAGGTTCTGTGGGTAACCGTTTGCGCGAAGAACGCATACGGTTGAGCTTGAGTCAGGAGGACTTAGCACAGGCAGGAGGTGTGAATCGAAACACTCAAGGTAGCTATGAGCGCGGTGGACGGAACCCGGATACCTCATACCTTGCGGGCGTAGCGACTCTTGGAGTCGACACGGTCTATGTGATTTCTGGACAGCGTCTGCTAAGCACGGGTTTAAACGAGATTGAAGCCAGAGTGGTCGAGCAGTTTCGCAGCATCCCTGATGATGATCAGCGGACAATTGTCCGAATTTTAAGGGCCATGGCTGATGATGTAGCACGACATCCCAAATAGCCGGTGGTGGAGTTTTTCAGCATTTCTTAACCTAATCCTTTCAAAGTTTTACGTGGTCGATACCTTCGATTCAGCAATGCATATATGGAGAAACACGCATGTTGGATCACGTTCAAATTGACTGCCTTACCTCGACCACCGACGATCTCGAGTGGAGCAACTTAAATGACCTTGAGCGTCGTTTGATCCGGCTCTTTCGTTCGATGAACGATGGCGATAAGCAGCAAGTTCGCCGAGTCACGGAAGTTATCGTGATGAGTTACGGGGGCGATGACCGACTGTAGCGACCTGCATTTACCCGCCGGCCTCTGGCGTCGGCGGCCTGTAGGTCAAGCCGAAGGCCGTGAACCCAACCTGTCGAAAAGCTCGCGTTGCTGAGCCATTGGCATTTCCTGCAGACGATCTATCAACATCCGTTCGAAGGTCTGGGCTGATGGACTGATGGTGTGTGAAAAGGTGAGATTTGCTACCCAGGTGTGCCCACACTGCGCATCAAGGCATTGGCAATAGAGCTTTGCGAAATCCTCCGATAGCGCCTCCCTGGACGCTATCCTGCCCTTGTGCCCGCATTTACAAGTTACTCGCATATTTCCCTCCCCAGGGTGTAGCAAAGCGCCACTATTTTGTCAGAATAAACAGTGTTTAATGCTGTTTGTTTGGGTTTATGTTGTTGAAATTACTGGTGATTTTGGCGTTATCCATGAGATTTTTCGGTCTTTTCTAAGCGTGTCATTCAACTGCTCGAACAACTGACAAATCGGCCTGATTTCGTTACTGGTGTACACCCGGTCAATCTTTTCAATGTCGCCAAACCCGCCGTTGTTTTCCGGGATGATCCCGGCCAGGGCAGGGTTCATGCGCCAGGCGGCGATCACGTCGTTGCGCGTGATGTTCTTCACCTTCTCCAGCTCGTCCTTGGCCTGAAAATCACCCACCGGGATGATCTGGATCGCGTTCTCCTTGCCGTTGGGGATGTTGACGAACATCGAGCGGAAGTTGCCCACACCCTTGCTGGCGCTGATCTGGGCACGCAGGTTTTCTTCGTCCTCTTCGGTCAGGTCCGGGTCGTTGGTGTAGAAGATGTAACCCGCGTGCGCGCCGTTGCTGTAGTAGCGCCGGCGGAACAGGGTCGCGGCTTCGTTGAGCAGCAGCGCCTGCAGGCCGCCCAGGTAGTCGGGCACGCCGTAGATGTTCTGTTCTACGTCGTAGTCCAGGACGTGTTCGATTTCGTCCTGGTCGAAGTCCATGTACTTGCTGTCGGGCAGCAGCATCCTGAACCCGCCATCGACCTTCACGCGCATGTTGATCGCCGGTAGGTGCTGCATCTCCAGCACTTCGCCGAAGGCGTTGGTGTCGCGGTAAAAATACGCCTCGCCAAACACCATGTAGTCCAGGCTCGCCCGGCCCATGGTTTGCGTGGTGCAGCCCTCGGAGGGGATGAACTCACGCAGCAGCAGGTTGCGCTTGAACTTGGGAATGGCGCCGTGGTGCGCGTTGGCGCGCAGCAGCTTGGCCAGGCCCGCCCGCGACACTGGCGGCTTGTAGATTTCGCCGTCGTCGCTGAGGAACACCCCCAGGTACTCGCCGATATTGCCGGACAGCACCTGTTCGGGTTCCCCGAAGGTGAAAGCACGCATGGGCTGTGGCTGTTGCACCTGCTGGTTGGCTTGGGGCTTTTTGTGTCGTGGCTTGGGCATTGGTTCCGCTCGTAACGTAGCGGCTGCGGCGCCGCTTGTTGTGGTTTAGGGGTTCATTGGCCAGGGCGTGCATGACCGCCCAGGCGATGTCGGCGTGACCGGTGGCGTCGGTACGCGAAGCGCTGTAGGTCACTTGGCCGCTGGTGGTGGTGCCGCGCTTGATCGTCAGGAACGCCTGGGCGATGTCGGTCCAGCCTGCATCCCACTCGATGCGACTGCCCTGGATCGTGTCCTGGGCCTTGAGCACCAGGGTATTTTTGGTTTCCAGGCTGTAGTGGATCGGCGTGGCCTTCGCGTAGAAGTCGCGCACCAGGTCGAACACGCCATAGCCCACGCCGGTGATGTCGATGCCGATGTGTTGCACGTTGAAGCGCTCGGTGAGCTTCTTGACCTGGGCAGCCTGGAAGGTGAACGAATGCCCCCGCCAGCTGTGCTTTTCCAGGATGCGGAATTTCGCCCCGGGTTCCAGCGGTGGTGCGACCACCACACAGGTGGCGTCGTCGCGGGTACGGCTTGGATCGTAGCCAAGCCACACCGGGCTGTTGCCGAAAGGCCGATCCAGTTCCGGGTCGTAGTCTTCCCACAAGGACAGGTCGGAGTAGCAGCGCTCCAGATCCTTGAGCCCGAACGCGCTCTGGCTGCTGTCGATGAACTTGCAGTAGAACAGCTGCTGGAATTTGTCCTCGTCGTACTCCAGCTGCAGCTGCTCCAGGTCGAACAGATCGCAACCGCCGGCGATGGCATCGTCCAGGGTGATGGTCTTTCGCCACTGACCATCGGGGCACAGCGCGCCCTGGGTGTACGCCGCTTCGGTGGGCCAGACACCGCCGGCTTTCTTGCCGCGTTTGCTGTTGCGGAATTCCTCACCGGACCAGAAGGGGTAAGCCTGGTGCGACACCGCGCTGGGCGTTGAAAAGTAGGTTTTGCGCCACTTCTTGTGCGTGCCCATGGCGCTGGCCACGGTGCTGAGTTTGTCGAAGTCGCGAATCCAGAAATACTCATCCACGTAGACGTGGCCATGGTAGCCCTGGGCGGTGCTGCTGTTGGTGCTGAGGAAGCGCAGTTCGGCGCCGTTGCTGAGAGTGATCGGGTTGCCGGTCAGCTCGATGTCAAACCATTGCTTGGCGAACTGGATGATGTAGCTGCGGAAGATTTCCGACTGCGAGCGGCTGGCCGATAGGAACACCTGGTTGTCGCCGCTCAGTACCGCGTCCATGAACGCTTCGCCAGCGAAGTAGTAGGTCAGGCCCACCTGGCGGCTTTTGAGGACGTTACGGATGCGACAGGTCAGCGGGTTTTGCTTGGCGGCGAACAGTTCCTGCTGATAGCGGTACATCTTGCTGATGAACTTATCCAGGAAGTCCACTTCGGACAGCCCGCTGATGTCGTTCTTGGCCTTCTTCTCCTTTTTCTTGCCGCCACCTTCGCCACGGCCCGAACGCTCACCACGCGCACCAGGGCGACGTTCCTGGGGCTCGCCGGCAGATTCGCCAGCCGGCGCCGGCAACGGTTTGACCGCTTGCTTTAACAGGCGCTCTCGAACGGTGGTCAGTCGGTCCAACTCGTTCAGCTCGTCTTTGGTGAGACTGCTGGCTTTGTCCAGGAGGAGGGTGATCCGCCGGCCAACGGCGGTCAGCGGTTCTTCGTCCGACAGCATGTCCTCCCATCCGCCCTGGCGTATCCAGTAGTAGACGATGCGGATGTTGGGCAGGTTGAGCTGCGCCTGAATTTCCTTGGCCTTACAGCGGCGCAGAAACAGGCGTTTAGCGGCTTCTTTAACTTCGGTCGAGTAGTACATGGGCCGCAGTCTATGCGGCGAAAACGCTGGAAACGCGGGGTTAAATTCCGCGATTCACCTATATCGTGAATATAGGAGAAACGCGCATTTGAACCGTTTGTTTGAGGGCGGGCAGCTCCCTATCTTGGCGGCTCATTCAACGATTGAGCGCAGTTATCGCCCATGCCCCGTTCCCTTGTTTCGTTCTGGAAACGTGTCGCCACCAGCGGCATCACCGCCGATGGTCGCGAGATCCTTCCCCAGGAACTGCGCGACATCGCTGAAACCTACAAGCCCTCGAAATACACCGCTGTGATCTGGTGCGAACACCAGCGCTCGGAAGGTTCTTTCGGCACCGTTTACGCGGTGCGTCTGGTTGAGGAGGGCGACGACCTGGAAGAGGGGCAGATTGCCCTAGAGGCGCAACTCAAGCCCAACGACCGACTGCTGTACCTGAATGACCAGGGGCAGAAGCTGTTCACCAGCATTGAGATTTGGCCGAATTTTGCAGGCAGTGGCAAATCCTACCTGACCGGCCTTGCGGTCACTGACACACCGTCGAGCCTGGGCACCCAAGAACTCTATTTCTCTCGCCGAACCAACAACGCGACGTACTACGCCGCATCCGTTGAGCTGGGCGCATTTCACGAAGAGCCCCAGGGCGAAATGGGCAAGCTGATTGGCATGCTTACCGGCTTTTTCAAGCGCTTCGCGGCGGACGCTGAGCCCGCCGAACCTACCACCCCCACCGAGACCAACCCCCCTATGGATGAAGCTACCGCAACGGCGCTTAAAGCCCTGCTGGCTCAACTGCTGATTGTCGCTGCCGGCATTCAGGCCGTGATTGAGCCCGTCGCCGAAGAGGCTCCCGAGCCAGAACCTGAGCCGATTGATGATGTTCAAGCGGCTGTTGATGACATCGTGACCACTGTCGAAGGTGAGCGTGAGTTCAGCCGTAAAGGCAGTGCTACGAACAAGGCCCTGTTGGCGAGCATGGACGCTCTGCAGAAGCAGTTCACTGCGCTGCAGAACACTTCCGCCGGTCGCCAGTTGCCACGCAACCCAGGCCCGGTAACCACCGTCAAAAAGCGGGTGCTCTGACATGGCCTATTCCCTGAGTGCCTACGGCGCCCAAATGTTTGCGCAGCTGCAGTTCGCCATTGCGGAAACCTACGGCGTTGACCTGGCCACCAAGATGTTCAGCGTTGATCCGACCATTGCCCAGGAGCTGAACGACGCCATCACGGCCAAGTCTGATTTCCTGGCGCGTATCAACGTCATTCCGGTGACCGAGATCAAAGGTCAGAAGGTCTTCATTGGCGTGTCGGGTCCAGTCACTGGCCGTACCAACACCAACAGCAAGGACCGCGAAGCCAAGGATGCATCCGCGCTCGATCAGACGACCTACGAACTGTCGTCTACCGAGTCAGATGTGGGCATGCCGTACGCCAAGATCGACGCCTGGGCAAAGTTCCCGGACTTCCATCAGCGCTATTCCGCAGCTGTACAAAAGCAGATCGCGCTGGACCGCATCATGGTCGGCTTCCACGGCACCCACGCTGCCCCGCAGACTGATATTGCCCAATACCCGATGCTGCAGGACGTCAACAAAGGCTGGCTGCAACAAGCCCGTGAGCAGATCCCGGCCCAGGTACTCAAGGAAGGCAAGGTCGCCGGCAAAGTCACCCTCGGCGCCGGTGGCGACTACGCCAACTTGGATGCCCTGGTGCACGACACCAAACAACTGGTGGACGAACGTCTGCGCGATGCCGGCGACCTAATCGCGATCATCGGCACCGACCTGCTGGCCGCTGACAAGGCCAAGCTGTATTCGAAGCAGGGCGACACCCCGACCGAAAAAGAGCGCATCGAAGAGGCCCAGGTAATCGCCACCTACGGCGGCTTGCCGAGCTTTAGCGTGCCGTTCTTCCCGGTCAACGGCGTAGTCGTCACCAGTTGGGACAACCTGTCGATCTACTTCCAGGACTCCAGTTGGCGTAAGCAGACCATCGACAATCCGAAGCGCTCCCGCGTCGAGGACTACAACAGCCGCAACGAAGGTTATGTGATCGAGCAGTTGGAAAAGTTCGCCATGACCGAAAACGTGGAGCTGGTGGCGTGAGTCTGGCCCTGGCGCACAAGCGCCGCACCATCGCCCTTGGAGGCGCCGCCGTTGTGGCGGCTGCCGCCTCCGCAGCACTTCCTTACTCGCCGGCGGAAGCCCTGAGCAGTCCTGCCAATGCGCGCAAGCACTTGCTGCTGCAGGAAGCCGCACTGGACCAGGATCTGGAGCGCATCAGCGCAATCAACGGTCTGGCCGGACGCCAGGCTCTCAAGCGCGAAGAGCTGCTGCCCAAGTACCAGGAATACGTCCAGCGCTATTGCGAGTCGGGGCTGAATTTCCCCAACCGCGTCGCGGTGCAGGTGCTGGTCTGGCTGTTCGACACGGCTCAGTTCGAAGACGCCCTGGGCCTGGCCGACTACCTGATCGAGCAGGGCCAGCAGATGCCGGAGCGCTTCAAGCGCCGTGACATCCAGACCTTTGTCGCCGACGCCGTGTGTGAATGGGCCTATGCCGAATACCAAGCCAATCGCAGTCCAGAGCCTTACCTCTCAGACCTGCTGCCGCTGGTTGACGGTGAATGGCAACTGACGGAACAGATCCCGAGCAAGTACCACAAGTTGATCGGTATACGCGCCATGGAGGCCGAACAGTGGGAAACCGCGCTTAAGCATTTGGAGCGCTCCACTGAGTTGTACGCGCAGGCCGGTAATGACACCCGCATCAAAAAGGTCCGCAAGGCCCTGGCAAAACAAGCGGCCGCTAACCCGGCATCCGAATAACCGACTACCCCCCCCAGCGGGGACTTGTGGAAGTGAGCCGCCTATTTCTGGACCGTCCCACTGAAAACAGGCTCCCCGCCCTATTTGAGCGGCCAGCAATGAGCTTTTCCGGGAAACCCACCACCTTTGTGGAACAGGCGATTGAGAACGACGGCTTTTGGCCCGACCTCTCCGTGTCCGAGTTCCAGAAGGAACAACGCCTGCCGGCGGAGTACCTGGTGGAGCTGCTGGCCGACGCGTTGAACACTGCAATGGTTGAGGTCAATACCGACCTAGCCAAGTGCAAAGCCCGCTGGCAATCCAACGGCGTCACGCGTGTCGAGTTCGCTGACTCCACGGTGCTGCCTGAACGTGCCTTCCAGGTGAAGTTGTACAAGCGTGCGGTGTACTGCCGCGCCAAAGGTAACGCGCTGCCGCAGTTCCCCACCGTGACCCGCCGCGAAAGCGCCGAGAACACCGGCAAAGAAGCCCCCGAGCGTGCGGAAACCTTCCTGGCTTTCAGTCAGCAGGCCGTGCGCGCTCTGCAGGGCCGTGGCCGTATCACGGCGGCGTTGCTGTGATCAAGCTACAGGCCATGACGGCCTACTTGATCGAGCGCCGCCTGGTCGAGCCTGAACAGCTCGACAGCTGGACCGACCAGGTCAAGTTAGACCTGATCTGGAAGCCCGACGTTGGCGGCATGCGTATGGGCGACATGCGCTATCTCGCCACCATTGCCCTGGAGCGTTTCGCCGATCACCCGGGGCGCCTTATGGCGCTAGTGGGCAGTTGGCTTGAAACCCACGACCAAAACCGCGACGACCTGCCCGGGGCGAGCTTCGACATCACCATGCTCGATAACGACCTGGCCGATGTGGACATCACCCTGGAGTTCATCGAGCCGCAGTACCTGGCCGAAGACCCCGCCGGCGAGATCGAGGCGTTTGGTAAGTCCTGGTCGTTTATCCCATTCGACCTATGGGTTGCCGAACACGGTGAGGTCTCCAGCGATGGCCGGGCGTAGCACGTTGGAGCTGGATGCCCGGGGTTACCTGGGTGTCCAGGAACAACTCGCGCTGTTGACGCTTTCGCCGCAATTGCGCCGGCGTTTGCTGAACAACGTGACCAAGCGCGTACGCACGATGAACCGCAAAAACGTGCGCGATCAGAAGAACACCGATGGCACCCCGTTCGCCGGACGCAAGGGCGAGACCAAGGGCAAAAAGAAGATGGAAGCGGGCCTGGCCAAGCTGATGCAGGTCACGCGAGTCAGCCCCGATGAAGCCGTACTGGGCTGGCGTAACGCCCTGACCAGTTGGGTCGCCGCGCAGCAGCACAACGGGGCCAGCGAGCGCCGTACCGCCGCGCAGATGCGCAAATGGAACAACGTTTCTCCCGGCCTGGCCGCGACCGACAAGCAGGCCAAGCGCCTGCGCCGTCTCGGTTTCAAGGTGCGCCAGGCCGGGAAAAAGGCGCTGACCAGGCCCTCGGTGGCCTGGATCAAAGAGCACGTTAACTACGCCAAAGCGGGCCTGCTCATACGCATCCTGGACGACGAAAAGAAAGAAAGCACCGGCGCCCAAAGCTGGGAAATAACCCTGCCAAAACGCCAGTTCATCGGGGTCAGCACTGAGCACGATACCGGCTTGCTGTTGAACCAGGTGCTGCAACAAATCCTTAATTCACCCCGCTAGCGAGGCATTGCATGGCACTCGGTAAAGTCAGCGTCAACAATCTCAACCTCGGCCAAGGCGCCGTCACCGAGATCGAGCGCTATTTCTTGTTCATCGGTCCCGCCGCGAAGAACGTCGGCAAGCTGGTGTTGCTCGACACCCAAAGCGATCTGGACACCCAACTGGGCGTCCCAGCCAGCGACCTGAAAACCCAGATCCAAGCCGCCCGCCTGAATGGCGGTGATCGTTGGGCCTGTGTGGCGGCGCCTATCGCCGAAGACATTACCTGGCAGGATGCCCTGGCCGCTGCCACTCGCACGTACTCCGTCGAGGCCGTGGTAATCACCCATCCAGTCACCAGCGGTGCCGAGTTGTCGGCCATGCACGATGCCGCCACCGATCTGAGCAACCGCCTGGGTCGTCGCGTCTTTGTGATGGCGGCCACCCCGGGCATCGCCCTGGAACAAACCTGGGACGCCTACGTCGTTGAGCAAACCGCGATTGTGAAAGGCCTCGCCGCGCCCCGCGTTCTGCCGGTGCCACAGCTGCACGGCAATAACCAGGGCGTGTTGGCCGGTCGTTTGGCCAACGCGGCGGTGAGCATTGCCGACACCCCGATGCGTGTCGCGACTGGCGCCGTGATGGGGCTGGGTGCCGAACCCAAGGATTCGAACGGCGACCCGTTGCCGTCCGCCGTGCTGACCCAACTGGACGCCGCCCGTCTTTCGGTGCCGCAGACGTACCCCGACTACCCGGGCGTGTTTTGGGGCGACGGCAATCTGCTGGATGTTCCGGGCAGCGACTTTCAGGTGATCGAGCACCTGCGCGTGATCGACAAGGCAGCGCGACGTGTACGCATGTTGCTGATCCAGCGCGTGGGTGATCGCAAGCTCAACAGCTCGCCCAACTCGATGGCGGCCGCCACCTCGGCGTTGATGGCGCCCCTGCGCCAGATGGCCAAGTCGGTGACCTTCGCCGGCCAGCAATTCCCGGGTGAGATCGAGCCGCCCAAAGATGGCGACGTAACCCTGGTCTGGAAGAGCAAAACCGCCGTCGAGGCGTACCTGGTCCTGCGCCCCCTTAACTGCCCGAAAGACCTGACGGCGAACATCGCCCTGGATCTTTCCACTGACGACTCGGAGTAACCCTTATGGCCCGCATTGGCGGTATGAACTTCGACGTGAACATGGGCGACCTGCTTGTTCACGTCGAAAACGCGACCCTGGACATCACCGACAACTCGGCGGTGGCCCAGACCAAAGGCGTCCCGGACGGCTTCATTGATGGCGACGTGGCTGCCGCCGGCGAACTGGAGCTGGACACCCAAAATTTCAACCTGGTGATCGAGGCGGCAGGCAAAGCAGGCAGTTTCCGCAAGCTGGAAACCTTCGACCTGGTGTTCTTTGCCAAGACCGCCGACGAGGAAATGCGCGTCGAGGCGTTCGCCTGCAAATTCCGTATTTCCAGCCTGCTGAGCATTGCCCCTAAAGGCGGTGAGAAGTCCAAGCACAAGCTGCCGTTTGACGTTACCAGCCCGGATTTCATCCGCATCAACGGCGTGCCCTACCTCGACAGCACCGAGACCGAGGGCCTGCGTTGATGGCCTGCCTGTTCGACCGCGCCCAGGCCCTGGAGCAACGCGAGCGTGATCAAGCCATCGCCGCCCAGCTGGCCCGCAAACGGCCGAGCGGGCCAAGCCTGACCCACTGCGAAGACTGCGACAAACCCATCCCGGAACAGCGCCGTGCCCTGGGCGGAATGACCCACTGCGTGCCGTGCCAATCCCTTATTGAGCAAGGACAGCGCCGATGACCGCTCGCGCCACGCCCAAACGCAACCTGGAAAGCCGTGTCGCCGTGCTTGAACACCGTTTCAGCGACCTGGAAGACCGCCACGCAACCGTACCAACCCGCGTCACCCGGTTGGAAGGCGAGTTTGAACACATGGCGGTACAGCTCTCGGACCTGAATGACGGCCAGCGCGAGCTGACCGCGACCGTGGCCGACATCGGCACCAAGGTCACCCGTATGTTGGCGGTGCTGACGGTGCTGGGCATCTTGGCGCAGATGATCGGGGCCGCGTTGCTGCGGGTGCTGTTCCCGTGAGCCTGCGCAGCAAGATCGCTGCCGGTGCCCTGGTGCTGGCCAGCGCGCCGTTGCTCGCCTTCCTGGGCAAGTGGGAAGGGCAGGGCCAGAACGTCGTCTACCCCGATCAACTTGCCCGTGGCCTGCCGACGGTGTGCAAGGGCATCACGCGTTACACCAGCCCGTACCCGCTGGTGGTTGGTGACTACTGGTCGCCGGCACGTTGCGCCGAGGTGGAGCAGCTGGTGGTGGAAAAAGGCCAGTTGGCCCTGGCCGACTGCCTGACGAATCCACGCGTCGGACAGCAGACATTCGACGCACTGAGCAGCCATGGCCATAACTTCGGCGTGCCCAGCACCTGCGCCAGTCGGGCCGTTGGCCTGATCAACGCCGGCCGCATCAAGGACGGCTGCAAGGCGCTCGCCTGGGGAGCCGATGGCAAAACCCCGGTGTGGTCGTCGGTCACCGATGCCCAGGGGCGTAAGCGCTTTGTACCAGGACTGCACGCCCGTCGGCGCGCCGAAGCGGCCATGTGCGCGGAGGGCCTGTGATGCGCGATGCCATTTTCATCCTGGTGCTGTGCCTGGCGGCCTGGTTCAGCGTTCATCTGCTGCAAGGCCAGCGTGACACCGCCCGCGCCGAGCGTGACCAGGCGCAGGACGAACGCGACAGCCTGCGCGAAGCCGCCCGTATCACCAGTGAGCGAATGGCCCAGGCCGCGAGCAATGACGTTAAACACACCCAGGAACTGACCGATGCACGCGACAAAAACCTTAATCGCCGGCGCGCTGTTGATGCTGGCGATCAGCGGCTGCTCGTCAAAGCCGCCTGCCCAGCCGCAGTGCCCGCCCATGCCGGCACCGGCGGCGTGGCTGATGCAGCCCCCGCCGAACTCGCAACAAACGCTCGACCGGATTATTTCACCCTCGTCGATCAACTCGCCCTCAGCCGGCAAATGATCCTCGGCCTGCAGGACCAGGTGCGGCTTTGCCTGCACTGATACCCCCACTTTTTCTTGAATCACACGGAGCTTCACCATGACTCGCCGCACCATCACCCTGACCATCGCCGACAAAGACTTCGACTTCACCCTGGGCGCGCCAGAGGTCACCAAGTACTTCAACGCCATGACCCAGACCAACAAGATCGCCCCGGCGCATAACCTGCTTTCCACCAGCGTGAAAGCGGATCAGCGCGACGACCTCAAGTTGTACCTGGTCAACCCGGTGACGGTCATTCAAATCGCCGGCGCACTGCTGGAAGAGTTCAGCCCTGACGTCGAGATCACCGTAAAAAAGCCCTCGGATACGCCGAGCGCCTGACCGAAAACAGCCTGGGTCAGCTCTTGGCCCTGACCGCACGCTGGCTACCTGGTGCGGAGCCCACGGTGGAAAACCTGGGCTCTGCCAAGTGGCTTGAAGACGAATACTGGAAACGCATGGAGTTTGCCGTGGCCAACGGCATTGCCCACGCGTTTAACGGATAAGCACCTATGGCTGATCGCTCCTCTCGACTGGATTTCATCCTTGCCCTGACTGACAAAGTCACCGCCCCGTTGGGCAAGGTGAAAACCGGGTTTTCCGACCTGGCAAACCAGAGCCAGGAGCACTTCAAGACCATGGGTATCGGCCTGGCAGGGGTCACCGGTGGCTTTATGGCCATGGGTGCATCGTTGGAGCCCGCCCTGGAGATGAACCGCGCCCTGGGCGAAGTTCGCTCGCTAAACGTTGCCGAAGACGCGCTAGATTCGCTCAACGCCAAGGCCCTAGAGTTTTCCGTCAACTATGGCGAAAACGCCCAGGCTTTCGTCGCGTCGGCGTATCTGGTTGAAGGTGCAATCAAGGGCCTGACGGGCAGCCAGTTGGCCACGTTCACCAACGCGAGCAACGTGCTGGCCAAGGCCACTAAGACCGATGCCCACACCATGGGCGAGTACGTCGGCACCCTCTATAACCTGCAGAAGTCCCAGGCGGATGCCATGGGCAAAGGCGCCTGGGTGGAAAAGCTGGGCGGGCAGACGGCCCTGGCTACCCAGTTGTTCCGTACCAGTGGTGCGGCGATGAAAGACGCCTTCAAGGAAGCCGGGGCGATTGCGACCACGGCCGGCGTCGATCTGGCCGAGCAAATGGCGGTGATCGGTACGCTCAGCAGCACCATGGAAGGGGGCGATGCCGGCGGCCGCTACAAGGCGTTGTTTGAAAACATGGGCGCAGCCTCGGAAAAACTGGGAATGAAACTGTCGGACCAGCAGGGCAAGGCGCTGCCGATCCTCGACATCATGGACAAGCTCCAGGGCAAGCTCGGCGACCTGACCAGCGCCTCGGCCGGCGTGAAGCTGACCGAGGCGTTCGGTGGTGAGGGTGCCCAGGTCATTGCCGCGCTGGCCAAGGATGCCGGCCGCTTGCGTAATGGCATCGACCAACTGGGCAAAGTCCGGGGCTTGGAGCAGGCCGAGAAGATGGCCAAGGCCATGGTTGACCCCTGGCAGCAGTTCGGCGCGGCCGTGCAAGCGTTGCGCATCGCGTTTGGCCAATCGCTGATTCCGATCCTAACCCCATTGATGGATCGCCTGGTGGGCATCGCCGGCACGCTGACCCGATGGACTCAGCTGTTTCCGAACATTACCCGCCTGATCGGCATTGTCTCCCTGACGTTCCTGGGCTTGGCCACGGCCATGGGCCTGCTGACGTTCGCCGTGGGCCTGAGCAAAACCGTCTGGCTGGCATTGGTGACGGTCTGGAACGTGTTGACCTGGACCGGCTTCCGGTCCATCGCCATGTTCTTATTTCACGCCGTCATGATCACCGCCTTTGCTGCCGGGCTGGTGCTTATGTACACCGGGATCGGCCTGGTCAGAGGCGCCATGTTGCTGTGGCAGGGCGCCATTTGGCTGGTCAACGCGGCCATGATGGCCAACCCGGTGGGAGTCGTGATCATTGGCATCGTCGCGCTGGTCGCGGCAATCACGGCGGTAGTCGTCTATTGGGACGACCTAGTGGCCGCGCTGATGAACACCGCTGCGTTTCAGTGGGTCTCGGCCCAACTGGAAGCACTCAGCGCCTGGTTCACGTCTATGGGCGGCTGGTCGGGTATGGCGAAGGCCGCTTGGGACGGCATTGTGGCGATTTTTCACGCCGCGATTAATGGCCTGATCGCCATGCTCAACAAGATCCCGGGCGTCAACATCGAAACCACCTTCGGCGATATGCCGACGCCCCCGGCTGTGCCCGATCTGGTGGCCGGCACCGTCGCGCCGGCGGACGTCTCCAGTTTGCCCGGGGCGACCTCGATGGCGACCGCTGCCGCCGCATCTGCTGCACCGGCGACGCTGATGCTCGCCCAACGCGCCACTGAGCCCGTCGCGGTCAAGCAACCGATGATGGCCCCTATGTTGCCCCTGGCTGCACCTGCCGTGCCGTTGCAGAAGCTCGCGCCAGAGGTGAAGCAACCGGCGCCGATCATGCTGCCGCCGGCGACTGCAGACCTGGCCACGTCGCCGAAAACCATGCCGCTGCCGGTGGTGATGCAGAAAGCTGCCGACCTGCCGGACAAGGTGGGCAAAGGCATCCAGGCCCGCGAATCCCTCAACCAAAACACCCCGGCAATCAGCCCAACCAAACCCCTGGCCGTACCCAAAGGAGGACTGATGCAGAGCATTCAGAACACGACCCAGAACCAGCGTAGCGGCCCTCACATCGAGAAAGTGGAGATCCACAACAAGGAGCCTATGACGCCGCTGCAGATGGAAAACATGCTGGCCATGGCGGTGGGTGGCTGATGAGCGAATACGTCGACCTGCTGATTTCCGGCAATGACCTGGTGCTCGATCCGGCACGCCAACCGCTGCTGGTCAGCGACCGGGCCTCAATCGCTCAGGACATCGCCCACATGATCCGCGAAAGCGGCCTGCTGGTGACCCTGGTGGCCGAGCGCGACCGCATGCGTCAGCGCGATTGCATCCAGCAAATGGAGCTATTGGTGGAGGCCGATGAGCGCCTGGTGCCTGGCACCGCCGAGATCATCCAGGCATCACCAGGTCAGTACCTGGTGACCGCCACCACGGTGAAGTTCGGCCGAGTGGAGGTGAACCTGTGAGCGTCGATTTCAAGCAAGCGATGAGCGATTCCGGGATTCCGACCACCGAAGCGCAACTGAAACAGTCGTGGGAAAAGTTGGCAGTGGAGCAGGGCAGCACCCTCAGCAACACCAGCGCCTACAGCCCGTTCTGGCGGATTGTCACCGCCCTGGTGACCAAGCCAGTGCTGTGGTTGCTGGAGTATGTCAGCGGCACCGTCCTGCCTAATTTTTTCGTACAGACCGCCACGGGCGTTTGGCTCGACACCTTGTGCTGGGCGGTCAACGTCGAGCGCAAAGGCGCGACGGTCGCCACTGGTGAGCTGTTGTTCACCAGGGCCAACACCGGCGGAGCGTTGGAAGTACCGGCGGGTACTGTCGTTCAGTCGCCGACCTTGAATGAACACATTTACCAACTGGTCACCACGGAGCCACGCAGTTTTGAGGAGGGCCAAAGCCAGCTGGCCGTGCCGGTCAAAGCGGTGGGGGCGGGCAGTGGCTACAACCTGGCCCCGGGTTATTACGCGGTCTTGCCGGAGCCGGTGCCGGGCATCGTCCAGGTGGTCAACACCACCGACTGGATGCATGAGCCCGGCGCGGATGCCGAGCCCGACGACCAGCTGCGCCTGCGCGGCCGCAATCAGTTCTCGGCCGTCAACCAGTGGCACACCGACGCCGTGTACCGGGCGATCATCACCGGCTTCCCGGGTGTATCGGCCGATGGCGTTTACTTCGAACACGGCGCGCCCCGTGGCCCAGGGAGCGCGAATGCCTTTGTGTTGTTCGACGCCGGCGTGCCTGCTGACACGTTCCTGGAGCAGATCAACACGCACATCCGCGACGGCGGCAACCACGGCCACGGCGACGACCTGCAGGCGATGGCCATGCCTGAAACCTTCCACGCGATCAGCGTGAAGGTTTGGCCCAAAGCCAACCTTAGCGAGGTACAGCTGGAGACGCTGGAAACCGAGGTCGGCCTGTTCATACGCGCCGCGTTTCGCGAAAGCACCCAGCGCGATTACAAGCCGACCAGGACTTACCCGCAGTCGCGGTTCAGTTTCAGCCGCTTGACCGAAGAACTGCACGCCCGTTTCCCCAACATCGAATCGCTGACGTTCGCCGGCACCGACATCGTGTCGGGCCTGAACATCCCGCGCATCAAGAGCCTGGCAGTGGTCCTGCAATGATCAAGCTCAAATTGCCGTTCTGGCTGTCGGGGCCGGAGCTGACCAAGTTGGTCGCCGCCGCCCAGAGCTGGTGGGAGATGGTCGTGGAGTGGCTGCGCTGGCCCTACCTGCAGTTCGACCCGGACACCTGCCACCTGTCGATCCTGGAGCTGTGGGCCTGGCAGCGCGACGTCACGCGCTTCAACGGCGAGCCGGAAAGCCTGTTCCGACTGCGGGTCAAGTACGCCTTTATCAACTCGGTAGACGCCGGCAGCGTGGCGGGGCTCAAGCGAATCATGCAGCGCCTCGGCGTGGGTTACATCGAGATCGAGGAGCGCATGCCCGACCGCGACTGGGACGTGGTGCTGCTGACCCTCAGCGACTCGCAACTATCCGAAAACCCCGACCTGTTGCGCGTACTGATCCGTCAGTACGGCCGCACCTGCCGGCGCTACGACTTCGTGACCATTACCCCAGTGCGGCTTGCCGTCGCCCTGGTTGATTTCAACGACGACCAGCAAACGCTGATCGCCAGCCTGTAGGGAGTATTCATGGCTGCAAGCATCACACTGGCCGGACAAAGCCTGATCGCGCAAAAACAAGCGGCTGGCCAAGTCCTGACCGTCGCTCGATTCATCCTGGCCAACGTGCCCGGGCTGGACGTCAATGCACCGGTAAACCGTGCCGAGCTCAAGCCGTCGGCGGGTCAGATCGTTTACACCTCACCGGTGACCCAAACCGGCTACGTGAACCCCAACCAGGTCGTGTACAGCCTGATGATGGGCACCGACATCGGTGACTTTGATTTCAACTGGATCGGTCTGGAGACCAGCGACAACGTGCTGCTGTCTGTGGCCTACGTGCCCCTGCAGCAGAAGCGCAAAAACATTCTGCCCGAGCAGATCGGCAACAACGTCACCCGCAACTTCATGTTGGTGTTCGACGGCGCCCAGCAGCTGACCGCGATCACCATCGACGCGAGCACCTGGCAATTCGACTACACCGCGCGCATGAAAGGCATCGACGAACGCGAGCGCCTGAGCAACCGCGACATGTTTGGCCGGGCCTGCTTTTTCGGCACCGCGCTGCAGATGACAAAAGTGGGCAGCGTGTATCAGCTCAAGCCGGGCTTGGCGTACATCGAAGGCGTGCGTTTGGAGCGCGCCGGCATAACGCCGGTGACGGTTCCTGCAGTGCCCAACAAGGCGTGGCTGGATGTCGTGCTGCAGCGTGAACAGAGCGACGTGGTGGGTACGTTCCAGGTCGTGTTCGGCGCTGACAAGGCCGACTACACCGACAGCGTCGGTGCGCGCCATTACCTGGTGCCGCTGGCCGAGCTACCGACATCGAGCACGGTCACGGATCTGCGTGTGGTCGAGGCCATCGACGGCGAGCTGGTCAAGCACTTCGCAGCTCGGGTGGGTGATTATCCCGACCTGCGCGCACGCGCTACGACCAAGGACGACGTGGGGCTGAGCAAGATCCCCAACGCGATCAGCGATGCGGCAGACAGTGACAGTTCGGCGATCCTGGCCACCACCAAGATGGTCGCCGGCGTGCGCAAGCTGCTGCAGGACGCGATCACCGCGCTGATTAACGGCACCTCGGTTGCGGGCAAAGCGGCCCGTTGGGCGACGGCTCGCAAGCTGTCACTGACTGGCGGGATCACCGGCGAGGTCTCGCTGGATGGCAGTGCAGACGCAAGCATGAACGTCACGGTGAAGCCGGAGGGGCACACCCACACCATCGCACACACCACCGGCCTGCAAGGCGCGCTCGATGCTAAGTTGCCTCTTGCTGGCGGCCTGGTCAGTGGTGCCACTGGATTTTTCCAGGGCGCCCATGGCGGCTACGGCAGTGGGAACGGATCAGGCGCAGGATGGGGCGCATGTATCTGGGGAATGGGAGTCGGCTACAACGGTTCGGGTTTGAATACCGACTACACCACAGCAGGCCAATATGGGGTTTCCTGGATTCGCGGCAGCCACAAGAACGCGAGCGATTACATCGGCGAAGGCGCTTATGTAGTCCAGAACGGCAACCTTTTGGGTGGCGTGGGCTCCAGTGGCATTTACACCCGGGGTATTTTCTACGGCAACGGCGCGGGCGTTACCAACCTGAACGCGGGCTACCTGGTCACCGGCATCATTCCTGATGCTCGGCTGTCCGGCACGTACACCGGAGTAAACATCACAGGAAGCGCGGCAACCGCCAGCAAGTGGTCAGCGGCACGAACTGTCACGTTCACCGGCGGTGCCACCGGCACGCTGACCCTGGACGGTTCCGCAAACGTCAGTTTCGCGCTGACTGTTCCGCCGTCCGCGCACACCCACACCGTCGCCCAGGTCACGGGACTGGATACGGCGCTGGCTGCGGCCGCTCCACCAGGACTGATCGGAGCGTTTGCCCGCGCTGATGCGCCGGTGGGCTGGCTCAAGGCGAATGGTGCAGCGGTTTCGCGCACCTCCTATGCAGCGCTGTTTGCTGCCATCGGCACGCGCTTCGGCGCCGGTGATGGCAGCACTACCTTCAACCTGCCGGAAGCCCGGGGCGAGTTTGTCCGAGGGCTGGACGACGGGCGTGGCATCGACGTGGGCCGCGTCCTGGGCTCGTGGCAGGCAAGCCAGAACCTAGCGCATACCCACACGGCGACTGCCGCCGTCGATGGCGCGCACACGCACACCTTCACTATCAACCGACAGGGCTCGTCTGCGGATCACCGCGTGTTGGACATGCCACCAGGGCGCACCGGCAGTGAAGGTACGGCCAAGGTCGCGGTGGACGCGGCGGGTGATCACACCCACGCCATCACCGTAGGAGAGAGCGGCGGCGCCGAAGCGCGTTCGCGCAACATCGCATTCCTGCTTTGCATCAAATACTAAGGCCCGCCATGACCAGCACTGCGACAAAAACCGTTTTTCAGACCGACCACCTGGGCATCTACATAGGTGCCACGACCGCCGACGCGTCTCCGCTTGAACCCGGTGTTTGGTTGATTCCCGCCCGCTGCGTGGAAAAGGCGCCGCCTGTTGCCAGCGAGCACCAGTTGCCGCGTTGGGACGGCGAGCTGTGGACCCTGATCGACTCCTACGCGGGTCTGACCGCTTACAGTACTGAGACCGGAGCACCACTGGTGATCGAGCGTCACGGCCAGTTGCCGTACGGCTACACGTTGCAGGCACCGGGTCAGCACCAGGTGTGGAACGGCAGCGGCTGGCAGGACGATATTCCCGCCGTGGTCGAGCGCGATTACAGCGCCAAACGCAACGAGATCAGCGCGGCCTGTGATCGCGTGATTTCTGGCGGCTTCTGGTCGGAAGCCCTGGGCGAACGCCATTTCTACAGCAGCACGCTGGAAGACCAGTTGAACCTGACCAACATGACAATGCGTGCCCTGCCGGCGCCGTTCCCATGCGTGGACGTGGCCGGTCAAAAGGAGTTCAAGGAACACACGGCCGCGCAGCTGCAACTGGTGTGCAATGGGCTCTGCGAGTTCAAGCTGGACGCCCTGCAGCGCGCTGACCGCCTGAAAAAAGCCCTGGAAGTGGCCCGGCTGGCCAAGGATGTCGAGGCGATTGCTGCGCTGTCCTGGGACGAGGCGCCGCTATGACGTGGGCACCCGTGACCATGCGCTGGCCTGCCGAGGCCACGGCGTGGATGGCGCAGATGGGCGAGGCCAAGGGCCTGGCCGGCAGCCAGATGGCCGACACCGGCACCCGGTTGCAGAAGCTGGCAGCGGTTGCCACAACCAACCCCGGCCCGGTCGGTGGCGCCTCCCAGTGCGCGATCAGCGCCGGACGTGCGGCGCTCGCGGGGCAGTTCGGCGATGTGCCTGCGTGTATCGTCGTCACCCCGTTTCAGGCCGGCATCGGCCAGGGCAGCGGCGGGCACCAGCGTTTTCTGTCGGCACCCAACCTGCTGCAACTGTTGGCCAACAAGCTGACCGACTCCACCGATGTGGCACGGCCCCAGGGCCAGCTGTATGGCCTGGTGGTGCTCTTTCTGTCCACGCGCCAGGATCACTTCGCCGCCACGCTGCAGCGGTTCAACACGCTGTTGCCGATGCCCGACCTGGTGCGAGCTGAGCGCCGCTCGCGGCACCTGTCCAAACTGGAGGTGGAAAAGTGGGAGTTACCGGCAGCGGGACAGATGCCGCGTTGGGGTCAACTGCCCCTGCAGCGTTGCCCCATCACCAAGGTGGCGAGCCAGGCCATGTCCGGCCAGTTGGCCATGCTCGAAAGCTATGCGGCCGACAGCTCGCCCATGGCCGACCTGGCCAGCCTGCAGGCGCGCAAACAGGCCCAGTCAGCGGCGTCTGACCAGAAGTTGGCCGACCTGCAGGCGATGCTGGCCAACAGTTCGCCCGACACCTCAATGCAAGCCCGCCTGATCGGCCCCGGTGACGGCGCCACGATCCGCCGGCGACTGCTGGAGGCAGACGCCCCCGGGCATGAATGGCCGCTGTGCGCCGGCGCGTTGCTGGTTGGCTCGCTGGAAAGCCTGGGTTTTGTGCGCGAGCTGGTGGGCCTATGACGTCGCTGCTGTTGGACGGCCTGCCGGTGCGCGGGCAGAACATGAAAATTACCGCAAACCTGCGCATCGAGAGCGATGACCTGTCCGGGCAGACGAGCAACAGTGAAGCGGCTCACAAGGGCTTCAAGCCCAAAACCCTGGCCGTGACCCTGACCATTCGCTACTCCGACCGGTCGTTCCTGCGCGATCTGATGCGCCAGGCAGAGGCCACCGAAGGCGGTGGCCAACGCAAGACTTACCGCATCGTCAACGACACCGCTGACGGTTTTGGTGTGCGCCAGGTGCAGTTCAGCGACGGCGTAAGCGCCCGGGAGGACGACAGCCTGTTTTGCTGGCGAGTCCAGTTCACGCTGTCTGAAAAACTGTCGAACCCCGAGCGGGTCGAGAAGCGCCGCCCGGCCAATGCGGCCACGGCACAGGGCGCACCAGGTCAATCGGTCGGAGGCGGCACCAGCGCGGCCGGCGAACCCGGCAGCACGCCCGAACTGTCGGGCTTTGAGTCCACGTTGAAGCGCGTAGACGACTGGCTGGGGAGCGGCCAATGAGCCTGAAACTGCACAAGGTGCTTGCCATAAACGGCGAACCCGTTGCCCTGGTCAAAGAGGATGTCCGCTTGGAGCTGCGAAGCCCCGGCCGGGCATCTTTCACAGTCCAGGCATCGGCGCCGCTCAAGGGCCTGGTGACGCTGGACATCGGCTACAACGACAGCACGCTGCAGCGCCACTTTATCGGCTACGTGGAGCGCTGCACGGCGGCCAACTCCCAGCAGCAGGTGCTGTTCTGCCGTGAGCTGGCCGCGATCCTGGCCAAGCCACTGCCGCTGAACTTGCGTCACGTTGATCTGCGCGCTGTGCTCGAGGAGATCAGCAAGCACACGGGGTTGAAATTCCGCGTGCCGGACAGCTCATACACGCGGGTCAAAGCCCCGTTCTTTTACAGCCTGGCCACCGGTTACCAGGCGATGGACAGCCTGGCCCGGGTTTTCTCTATCGACGACCTGATCTGGCAGCAACAGGGCAACGGGGAAGTGTTCGTGGGCAAATGGGCTGATAGCTTTTTCGGCGCCCGTGCGCCCCTGCACCTGCCTACCGAATTGTTCGACGGCTACCAGGACAACCAGAGCGCCATGATTGCGGCGCTACCAGGCATGCGCCCAGGCGCGACAATCAACCAAGGCGAGCGTGTCACTTCGGTGACGCTGGCCGGCACTCAGATGGCATTGAAATGGAAGACGCAATAAAACGAGCGGTAGAACGCCAGTTTCCCGAACTGACCGGTGGCTATCACCTGCCACGGTTCGCCAAGGTGATCGCCGTGCCTGATGCACCTGCCGGCGCTGGCGTCTGTGACGACTTCCGGCCGCGCTTTGGCGTTGACTTGCAGGTGCTCGGCCCGGATGGGGAGGTGGACGCCAGCCTGCCGGTGCTGTCTGGCGTTCCGCTGCCTGTGCCGGTCGGTGGCGATGAAATGGGCTTCTACGCCTTCCCGGAGGAGGGCACCACGGTTGTGGTGTGCTTTGCGTACGGGTTGCCGCACAAGCCCTATATCCAGACGGTGCTGCCCCACGGCCTGACCCTGCCAAGCGTGCCTAAAGGCGACCAGGTGTGGCAGCACAGCGAAGCCTGCCAGCAGCGCGTCGACGCGGACGGCAACTGGCTACGCCAAACGGACGGCAAGATCCAGGACAAGGCGGTCCAGCGGGAAGTGGAGGCGATGGAGAACACCGAGAGCTTCCAGAGCCACACCAGGACGGTGGACGACCATTCAACCGAGTCAGTGGGTGGGATCAAGAAGATCGAGGCGCTGGGCGCGCTCAAGCTGCTTTCGGGCGGATCTGCGAGCCTGGCGGCGGTGGATGATCTGCACCAGGCGACCGGGCGGGATTTGAACCTGGTGGTGGGGCAGAAGCATAACGCCACGGTGGGTGGGGATATGGAGGAGCGGATTCAGGGGATGCGTGAGAGTGTGGCGGCGGTCAGCCAGCGGTTGGTGGCGCCTAAAACTTGGTTGGGCTCGGAAGGCGTAAACGTTCTGCAGGTGTTGTGTGACTTGCTCGATCTGGTGCAACTGATGAACACTCAATTGGCCAGGCATACCCACGGACCAACACCAGTGCCGGGAAATGCCGCGGACTTTTTAAGTAACTCGGGCACTGCCTCACTACTCGGCACTAAGCTTGAAAAAATTACTACTTAACACCAAGTTTCATGCTGTTTTTCCTTCGAGGTTACAATGCTGTAGCCCCGATTGTATCCGTCACCAGCGGTGGTTCACACATGCTTCGATCATCTGTTTCGTGTGTTTTTCCCGCTATGCTTCGTGACAATATTCTTTATAAAGAGGTTGTTAGATGTCTTTGGTTAAAGACATCTAGCGGTGAGCTACTTCCATTCTGATTGAAGAATCTCCAGCAAACCTTAGGTGGTGGTTGTTTCTAACGCAATAAATACACTATCAATCCGACAAGTGCGGAGATCATCAGCACTTGAATCACTCCTCGTTTGAAGCGGAATAAGGCTATCGCAGCCGCAACAGCGATTAGCGCGGAGTGCCAATCTAGGTTGCCGCTAAAACCCGTTGGCCAAAGAACGTGATAACCAAAGAAACATGCCAGATTGAGAATTACCCCAACGACAGCCGCTGTAATCGCAGTAAGCGGCGCAGTGAATTTGAGTTCGTTATGAGTCGACTCCACCAGCGGCCCTCCTGCGAGGATGAACAGAAAGGAGGGCAGGAAGGTGAACCATGTTACTAAGGACGCAGCGACAGCTCCGGCCAGAAACATATTTTCGGCACCGAATATTTGTGAAACGTAGGCGCCGACAAATCCTACGAAGGCCACCACCATTATAAGCGGGCCAGGTGTGGTTTCCCCAAGAGCCAACCCATCGATCATCTGTGTTGGGGTTAGCCATCCGTAGTGTCCGACTGCGCCTTGATATACATATGGAAGTACTGCATAGGCACCGCCAAATGTGAGCAGTGCTGCTTTGGTAAAGAACCATCCCATCTGGGTCAACGTGCCTTGCCAACCGAAGAAAGCCGTTAAAACCCCCATCGGTAATACCCACAAAGCGGCACCGGTCAGTGCTAGCGAAGCCAGTTTCACCCAGCTAAAACTCGCATGATCTGGTGATGGTGTATCGTCATCGATCAAGGCCGGACCGAAAGATTTTTTTGTGGAACTATGACCCCCAGTTCTGAATTTTTCGGGAGCAAGACGCCCCCCTAAGTAACCGATAAAAGCGGCACCTAGCACTATAAGCGGGAAGGGTACATTGAACATGAAGATTGCGCTAAATGAGGCTGCAGCTATCGCCCACAGCCAATTGTTTTTCAAGGCCCGAGAGCCGATTCTGTGTGCCGCTTGCACCACGATTGCAGTCACGGCGGGTTTGATCCCATAGAATAGTCCTGCCACTACAGGGACATCTCCAAACGCGATATACATCCAAGAAAGAGAAATTAGGATGAATAGCGAGGGCAGCACAAACAGCAAACCAGCAATCACTCCTCCCCAAGTACGATGCATTAGCCAGCCAATGTATGTCGCCAATTGCTGAGCCTCAGGCCCAGGGAGCAACATGCAGTAGTTGAGGGCATGAAGGAAACGGCGCTCTGAGATCCAACGTCGACGTTCCACTAGCTCCTGATGCATGATCGAAATCTGTCCTGCCGGCCCGCCGAAGCTGATGAAACCTAACTTTAACCAGAACCAAAAGGCCTCACGCAAACTAACTTGTTGAGGTCGCTGTAGATCCTCTTGAGCCTCCAACACGGAAACCTTACTCATGGCGTTCTTCCTCTTTAAAGAACTCTGCGAGCAGGCCGTCGAAGATGGCACTTGCAGCAGATAGTAGATGGTCGTCATTGGTAATTGTTTCGCGCAGACCTGCCAGCACCCGTTCGATGCCAGCAGCCTCAGCTGGCTGGACACCACCAACATCGAGGTAGTGCACCAAGGCAGCAATTCGAGCTAGACCCGGCTCTTGGATCTCAAAGCTTGTTTGCAAGGTCTCGAAAGTCACGCGGTTACCGACATGACTGAAAGTCGCGTCATCGAAGTCAAAGCCTAAGGCATCGACTGGGCAATCGATTGCGCTGTTGAGCCAAAGAATATGTGCCTCGGAATCTATGAAGCGTCGAATCAGCCAAGCGCAAGCCAAACGGTCCACCCACGGCCGCTTGCGAGTGGCCCAGGTACGACCTTGATAGTCATTACGGTTGAGTAAAGCTATAGGCTGGCTGCGGCTATGTGGTTCATCCGCAGACAGTGCCCTGTTCACGGCCACCTCAAGTTCCTTCAAGACTATGCAGATCTCTTGCTTCGCCTTGCCCGGAAAGTAATCAATGTTAGCTAGCTGATCGAAGCTTTTGCGCAGTTTACGAATCTGTTTGGTCGCTGCTAAAGCGTTCTCGGAATTGAGTTGCGCACTGCATTCTTCAATCTCCACGCGTAATTTTATGTAGTCATCGCTGCGATCGAATAGCGCTACAAATCGCTCCCCCTCGGGATCGACCACGGGCAGGATATAAGCAATTCCGTTTATGAAGAGGATGTCACGCTCGACCGATAAAAGAACTTCACGACATGCATCGCTATCGGGCAATAGGTACGCGCCGTCTCGCAGAACGGCTGCTCCCGAGGCTTTCAAAGCCCGCCATGCCCGCATCCGCTCGGTCGCATTGGCGGTAGGTAAGCCAAGAATCAGCACTAGCCATTTTTTCATGTAGTGAACGCTATTTTTTGTGTAGGTATATCTACATTATATTTTGTTTTGGCGTTTGGAAAGCACAGAGGATGGATTCACGCAAACTCTACGAGCTGCGGTCACGACCTCGTATTGATTCTAGAAAGTCATGAGCGATAGGAAAAAATCTATAAAAAAGCACTTATCCCCCTCCCGCCGACGGGGTTTGTGTCCTTTTTTTGTGTAAACCCAGATGTAGTGCAAACGAGCCGGCAGCCCAGGCAGGCCGGGGTGCTCTGCGGGCGACCGGCAGTTTCACAGATTGCAAAGTTTTGAAGAGACGTGCAGCGCGCTTGCAGGGAGGTGCAGCAGAGGATCACGGAGGGGGGAGGGCTGTAGGCCCCGGCTTCACTGCAAGGTAGCGAGAAAAATATACGAATACGGACATTTTCCAAAACGCGATAGATCTTTTTTCTCGCCCTCGTGACTGCCTTCGATGAGGGCGAAAACTGTCATAAGCCACGAAACACGCGGGTTTCGTCGATATTGGGGGATTTCACAACTTGTCGCGACTGCTTAGCCGGCTCCTGACTTTCTCAGGCGGGCCAAACCTTGCTTGATATGCCCTGCGTTCTCACCGATTGCCTCTAAGGCGCCACGCACGTTTTCACCTGCTTCTACTGAGCCTTTTTGCTCCAGGCACAGCGTGAGTTCCATCACCGCGGCTTCAAGTGCCAACTGATTTTCATACATTCTTTCAAGCACATCTGAGAGCGAATATTCATGCGCCATACGAAGGTTCCTATCGTGAACTCTCAGACTAGCCCCAAGCCGCAGGATTCGCCTTGTAGATGGCGATTTTGGAACCAGGGCTGGGAAAAAGGTAATTTTGGTTAGGAATGGTCTTAAGCCGGCTGTAGCCCCCGGAGTACGTGGGTTTTACGCATTACCCTGAGGGGTAATATTTGGTAATGGCAGAGGTAATGTTCGCCCAAGTGCCCGGTTTTGCTGGGGGTTGAGCTTGTTAGGAATTACCCGATGAAAAGGTAATGACCTAACCTATAAATTACCAAATTATTACCTTTTTAAATTCCTATCAAGCCATTGAATTTAAAGGGTTTTGTTCTGATTTATGAAGCGTATTACCAATATTACCTTTTTCCCATGCCTCAACATAAACCGGGCGGCACGACGTTTTTTACCCCCACTCAACCCTTGCGCACTAACTTGGTGCAAAACCCATGGGACTACCATGGGACTAAAATTGATGTTTTTTTGAAGAGGCAACACCGCTACAGCCCCCGTAAATCGGGCACTTTGGAAAATGAGACCCCGTTGCGGGTAGTTTCGAATCTCTCCTTCACCGCCACATTCTACAAACACAAACCCCTGATTTTCCTAGAGAAGGTCGGGGGTTTGTGGTTTTTGGCATTCAAAAAAAGCCCCGTTAGCGGGTTTGCGACAGGGTCATCTCGTATGGGCGCTCACGAAGGTCCTACGTACGGTTACCATCGCCCCAAAGAAACCCACCCGATCGATAGCTTGCTTTAAACATGTGTGTATCCGTATATTCGGTTATTCACATATAGCAAGTGGCCCACATGATTACGCCTCCAGAAGTGTTTAAGAGCCTTGCAGAAGAAACTCGCGCACGCGCTACTTTGCTGATTGCCTCCCAAGGAGAGCTCTGCGTCTGCGAACTGATGTGCGCTCTCGGCGACAGCCAATCGAAGATCAGCCGTCACCTCGCACAGTTACGCAGCAGTGGTCTCCTGCTGGATCGTCGCCAGGGACTCTGGGTTTACTACCGCTTAAATCCGGACCTTCCCAGCTGGGTGCACGAGATCCTGCAAGTGACGTTACGAGCCAACGTTCACTGGCTGCAGGGCGACACTTCCCGTCTACATAATATGGATGGACGCCCTGTCCGCGATGTTGCCTGCTGCTAATCCCAACTGTTAACCCTATCGAAGCTGGCGCTGCGCCTAAGTGTTTAATGCCTGCGAAGAGTGGAAGGAGTAATTAATGCGAGTCTTGTTCATGTGCACGGCCAACAGCTGCCGAAGCATTCTTTCAGAAGCCATGTTCAACCACCTGGCGCCGGAGGGTTTCAAAGCGGTGAGCTCCGGAAGCTTTCCCAAGGGGCAGGTGCTACCTCGCAGTTTGACTACTTTGACCCAGTCGGGCATTTCCATCGAAGGCTTGAGCAGCAAGGGCAACGAAGCCTTCGAAGATAACCCTCCGGATATCGTCATTACCGTATGCGACAAGGCAGCAGGTGAGTCTTGCCCGGTGTATTTCGGCCCAGCCGTGAAAGCTCATTGGGGCCTGGAAGATCCTTCCGATGTGATGGGGGACGAAGAAGAAGTTGATGCCGCTTTCCGAGCCACGCTCGCTTGCATCGAAAAACGCTGTAAAGCGTTCTTTGCGCTTCCCTTCAACAGCCTCAGCCGCGATGAACTCAAACGCGAGCTGGATCAAATCAGCAAACACTGAGAAGGAGGACATATGTCAGAGCAACTGCCCAACCTAGACCTCTCTCTGTTCGACCCCCTGCCAATTGCATCTCGCCCGAAAGATCAAAAGCCTCGAATTCTCTTGCTGTATGGGTCGACCCGCGAGCGCTCTTTCAGCCGTCTCCTCGTCGAAGAAGCTGCGCGTTTACTGGAGCACTTTGGTGCGCAAACCCGTGTGTTCAATCCTAGTGGGTTGCCACTGCCCGACGACGCATCGGTGAATCATCCTAAGGTGCAGGAACTGCGGGATCTGATGTTGTGGTCGGAAGGTCAGGTCTGGTGTTCACCAGAACGGCATGGCGCGATGTCAGCGGTGTTCAAGGCGCAGATCGACTGGGTGCCTCTTGAACTCGGCGCTGTTCGCCCCACCCAGGGAAAGACCCTGGCCGTGATGCAGGTCTGCGGTGGCTCACAGTCCTTCAATGTGGTTAATCAGTTGAGGGTACTGGGTCGCTGGATGCGCATGTTCACGATACCCAATCAATCCTCTGTACCGAAAGCCTATATGGAGTTCGACGAGGCAGGCCGAATGAAGCCTTCTGCTTTTTACGATCGCGTGGTCGATGTGATGGAGGAACTGGTGAAGTTCACCCTGTTGCTGCGTGACCAAAAGGCGTTTTTGGTGGATCGTTACTCGGAACGCAAGGAAAGCGCGGAACAGCTCATGGCGCGCGTGAACCAGCGTTCAATCTGAGTTCAATCAATGTCCATTGAAATCAGAGCGGCACGGCTTGGAGATGCTGTTGCCATCCAGGCTATCTATGCCTCGGTAGTGACCGGCTCGGCTATTTCCTTTGAAGAGGTGCCGCCTAGTATTGAAGAGATACAGCAGCGCATTGAGCTAACGCTGCGGATCTATCCATATCTGGTGGCGGTTCGAGAAGGCAAGGTGGTCGGCATATGCTTATGCAAGTCAGCACCGAGCTTCTGGTTCGGCAGGGCTATCGTCTGGCCTATGCTGGCATTTCTCAGCCCAATTCAGGCAGCGTCAAGTTGCATGAGCGGTTTGGCTTCCAACACATCGGTACCTATCCTCAAGTCGGTTATAAGCTCGGTCAGTGGCACGATGTGGGCTATTGGCACCTTGAGTTAGCGGATAAAAGCCAGCCGATCGGGCGTCTGTTGGTCTCAGAGCCATGCCCATCGCCCCTCAATGCCTGTGCCGATGATGCACATCCGGAAAATGCGCATGGCTGTGCCTCAGCGGACTGTGCACATGCACATGGCTGTGGGGCTCAGCCGGATCCCACTCAAACCCGTGCTCATGTTGGTGATGTTCATCATGCACATGCCGATGTCCGTGCTCCATGGCCTCATGCTGATGATCATGGGCATGCCGTTCCGTCAGGTGCAGCCAAACGCCCATGGCCATCAACGCCGATGCAATCCAGAAAGCCAATGTCATTGACTCACCCAACATCAGCACCGCAATCGCGGCACCCAGAAACGGCGCGGTAGAAAAATAGGCTCCCGTGCGTGCACTGCCCAGTCCGCGCAGCGCCAGCACGAACATCACCAGGCTGATGCCATAGCCCAGAAAACCAACCAGCAAGATAGGCGTCAGCTGCGCCATACCCGGGATTTGCGCTCCGAAATAGAGCGCCAACCCGCCATTCACCAGCCCCGCAATCAACCCCTTGGTCCCGGCGATAAACAGCGCGTCCGACGCAGACACTTTGCGCGTCAGGTTGTTATCAATCCCCCAGCACAGGCACGCCACGGCAACCGCCAGCGGCCCCGTCCAGTCATGGCTCGTGCCACCGCCGTCGGCCCATGACAACACCACGCCGCCCAGCACGATGGCGATCATCCCCAGGACGATGCGACGGTC